ACCATGGCTTTTGTGTTTGTTACTGGGTTAAATAGTTCGTCGCACGTTTGCAAAATGCCGTGTGCTTGCAACCAGCCGGTAGGCCAGTATGTCGAGGGTTTGCACCAAAAGTAATTTATTTGGTAAATGCCAGCGCTGCCGCCCATTGTGTCGGTGGCGTTGAAAGCGTCACTTGTGCAAAGGCTTTCGCGAACGGCCACTTTTAACGCTGTTTCTAGTTCGGCTTGCGGTAATCCTTCGGCAACGGCCAATGTCGCAACCTGCGAGCATGTGGTGACCAATGCGGGCAATGTGGTGGTAGTCGTTGTTGTGGACGGCAACACGGCTGGTACAACCTGTGGGGTTGGTTCGGGGGCCTGTGCATTACTGAAGCCTAAAGCGACTGAAAGCACCAAAATTAAAGCAATTATGCCTGTGGTTATCCTGTGGTTAAATAGCAAGTTCATTTGTTGCGGCTTTCCATTTGGTAGGGGTTACCCCACGTGCCGGACGCTGGGCTTTTAAATGCCATTTGCACGTGTAGGCAATCAAACGTTTTAGGGTCTCTGAATAGTTGCACCATAACTTGCTGCCCTGTTTCAAGGGTTGTTATGTAGCACTCGTAAATAAAGGTTTGTGGCTCGGTCATAAATAGGGCTTTCCGTCGGTACGAAAACCCTAGCCAACGATTGTTACGCGGTTGCGGATACCCCGAACGTGGCTTCAAATATGGCTTTTACGGCTTCGGGGTTATCGGCAAACGCTGGCGACAATTCGAGGTGCCACCAATCCCCACCGGGTGAACCTGAAACGGTTTTTGTTTCGTACACTTTCCACGCTTGGCGATCGCAACGCCATGACGCGCCCCACGGTTTCGGCCAGTAGTCAATAACTATTTGTATGCCAAAAGCGTTTGCGTTTGCCAGTACTCGGTCAATGAAAGCCTTAGACACGGCGCGGCCTTCTTTAATGCCTTTAGTGTCCATTTTGCGGTAGGACAAATCCATAGCGCGGCCTGTGGCGTGTACTGACATGGTGCCGGGCTTGCCTTTAATGTCGCGCTGGCCGTAGGTGCCGTTGTTCCATAACGCGCCGTTTGAATACTTTATTGCTTGGCGTACCCATTCCTCGGTGCCGGCACGTTTGCCTTTTGCTGGGCCGTCGGTGTTGCCTATGTAATCTCGAGCGCCTACAACGTTAGGTTTGGCTTTAGCGATCATTGTTCGGTTGGTGTTCCCGGCTTGCTTTTAAGTCCATTGGACGCAACAAGGCCGCTAAGTGTGCCAGTAAGAAAAACCAGCAACGTGCTTAAAAGGTCAATTAGTTGCGCGTCTGTTGGGGCCTGTTCCGTAGGCTGGTCTACGAATAAAATTCCGTATATAAATGCCATGACGGTAAACGAAAAGCAAATAGCCATAAGACGGCCAACAAAAACGATTAACCCTGCGTGTTGTTGTTCGGGTGTTTTACTCACAAGCGGCCTTTGTAAAGCATTGGTATTCGATATTAGTTTTTGAAAAAGAGCAACCACTACAACCCCAAACTACGACGGCCACTAAAAGCGCGTACCCGATCATGTAACGCCATTTCATTACTCAACCGTTGGCGGCGCTACAAATTCGCCGTATTCACCTAGTGACGCGTCAAAAAACATTCGCAAACCAGCGTAAGCGCCACGAAACGAACCGCTGTAAGACGTTTGCAACCAATCGCCCGCAATACCTAACGACGCAATAAATGCTTGGCCTACTGGCTCGCTTTCGGGAAATGGCAAGTTATCGCAATCAGCGTTAGAAATTACAATTACTTCTATTACTTCGTTGTTTATTACTTGTGCAAAATGTGCCATGTCAAACCTTGAACCTTACGAGGACTATTCCCGAACCACCGTTACCGCCGTTGTTTGTGCTGTTGGCTGAACCGCCGCCACCGCCGCCCGTGTTGGCTGTTCCTGCTGTTGCAGGTGCGCCACCGCCGCCAGTACCGGCTGTACCACCGTTACCGCCTGCACCGCCGCCGCCGTAAAAAGTTGTTCCGCCTGCTTCACCTCGGAAACTTGACGCGTCAAAACCGTCGCCGCCGTGGCCTTGGCCGTCGGTGTTTCCTGCTTCGCTTGCGCCACCACCACCGCCGCCAATTGTGCCGTTACCTGCACCACCAGCAAAACCTGTTGTGACATCATTACTAGGGAAACCCGGATTTGTTGAAACACCGCCGCCGCCTGACGCGCCAATACATTGTGAACCTGTAGCCGAACCTGCACCACCACCACCGCCACCAACCGAAACGCCGTTACTTTGTGCGCCTACGCTGCTACCAACACCTATAAGGCCGCCGCCGCCTTGTGCGCCCGCGCCACCCGCGCCAATAGTTACCGTTGCGTTAGCGCTCAAATAAATTGTTTGTACGCGCACCCCGCCCGCACCACCGCCGCCATTTGCGTTAGCAAAAGAACTACCGCCACCGCCGCCGCCCGCGACCGTTAAAACGTCAAACAAACCCGGTTTGGTATTTGTCAAAGTACCTGACGCCGTGAACGTCAACATTGTGTACGCAACACCGCCCACGGTAATGCTCGACGACGTGCCACCTGTTGCAGCGCCATAAACGGCACCGCCACCGCTAAAAAAAATAGCAGCACTAGCACTTGTAAAATAAAGCGTGCCACCCCCCCATTGTGCCAACGCTAAAGAACTGGCGGTAGTTACGGTGCAAGTTCCCGCTGTTACGGTGCAAGTTCCCGCGCCAATGTTTTGGATCCAAAGAGTGTCGCCCGCTGCAAAAATTCCGCTGTTAACGGTAATGGTTTTTGCGGTGCCGGCGTTCATTGTTACGCGGGTGCCTTTGTCGGCTGCAACTAAAACGTAACTGTCGGTCTTGGTGCTAACGGTTTGGTTGTAGTCATTGGCCTGCAAACTGTCCATTTGCGCGGCGGTTAAAACCTGCCCTGCGGTAAAATCTTGAATAGCCATAGTTTTAGCCTAGATCACCCCAACACATTTAGCGCGTCAATTTTTCCAAACTCTGCATTGTCAAGTATCAGTTCATAAACAATCGTTGTAGGGCTCGTAAATAGCAATACGCGGTGGCCGTTCAATGTGATCTCATGCTCGACACCCTCTACCGCTAATTCTTGGGCAAGTGTCGTTGTGGTGTTTCCAGTAACAAACGTGCGTTGAATACTGATCGTGTCGCTAATGTCCACAACGGCTACGGTGTCGCGCTGGGCGTCGGTCAGGGCACCAAATACGGTTTCTACGCTGTTGTAGCGGGCTTCCGGGGTGCCGTTTAAAAGGTAGGTTGCGGCGGCGTCTATTTGCCCTTGAACATGCAAAAGGCTGTTTGTAATGCTGTATGTTTGCACAAAATAAGTTGCTTGGCTTGTAAGATCGTCGGCCGTGCTTGTTTTGCCGTCCAGCGCTTCAAGGTAAACGCGGTTGGTTACGCTGTCGGCTTCAAACGTGATGCCTAGCCCGTCGTAGGGTACGCCGGTGCCGTCGTCCATGAAGTCAATTACGGGGGCGCTAAGCGTTGTGCCTACACGCGGGGTAAAGGTCAACACGCCCGCCCGTGACACAAACAAACGGCCAAATTCTGCGGTTTGGTTTATTTGTAGCAAATACCCTAAGACGTTGGTTCCACCGGGCACGGTGTAAGCGCTGTCGTGGCCTAGGTCTACGGTGCCGGGGTCAATGCTTCGAGCGGCGCCAGTTGGGTATTGCACTTCGGGTAGGTCTAAAACGGTTTCTATGCGTTCGCCTGATGTTTCAACGTCAACGTTTAGTTCGTCCATAAACGTTTGGCTAAGCAAATAAAAGTTGTCCGCGCAATAAACCGTAACGGTGTCAATGCCGTCTAAAGCAAAGTTGTAATCGTAATTGACAACTTTTCCACGGTATAAATAATGCGGGGTGTCGTTGTCGTCGTAGCGGATTAGTTCAACGGCTCGCAATGGGGCAAGGCCGGGTAGTGCGTCGGGGGTGTTGTAGTACGGCCCGTTTTCGTCAAATGGGTTAAAAAGGCCGTCTACGTCGTTAATGGTAAATGTCATGGTGCCAGCGGCGAATTGGTCGCCCTGATCGCGACGCCCGCGTCGAATGTTTATTTGCGTTGTGCTGTCTGTTACGTCGGCAAAGTCGCTACCGGGGCCAAGTGGAAACGTGCCGTCTAATAAGCCCTTGGTTGCGCTGTCAAGGGTAAAACTGTTGACGTCGTAGCCGGTGTCAATGAGTAGGGAATAGTTGCCGGCTTGGGCAATTGCGGTGCCGGGCATTATCTAAACCCGGCTATTGGTAAATCCAATGGGCCGTTTTGTCGAGCAAACGCACGTAGACCGTCTTGTGTGACGCGCCCAATTTCGGCGCTTGTAGCCAGCCCACCTTGCACGTTTACCGTGTAATTGGTTGTGCCGCCGCGCATGGCTTGGTGTTCGGCAATGCTGGCCATTTGGCTAGGTGTTGGCGCTGGCGTAGCAATGGTTTGCCCTGATGTTATTTGAGTAAATGCAATATCTGTTTGGGCTTGTCCTAACAAGTTTTCTAAACGCTTTGTGCTTAATTTTGGGTTTTTTAGTATTTTTTCATACTTGGCTAAAACGCTTTCTAGGCCTGCAACTAGCGCTTGTCCTTGGTCTACACCTGCTTGGTAAAAGCGGCTTGCTGTGTCAAGCCCTAGTTTGTCTGCAACGTCTTTAACGGTGTTGACTAATTGGTTTACACCGCTTGGGCCTGTAATTGCTTCCTGACCGCCTGCAACAAGTTCGGCTGCAATGGCTGCGCCTGCTTCGGCGCCAGCGTCTAAAACGGCTTGTAATGCGTTTTGGTTAAGTCCGCGTTGTAACAACAATTCCACGTTGCGGGCGTACTCTTTTACGCCTGCTACCTGATCGCGCAACCCTTCCAAAAACCCGGCGCCTGTTTCGTCGCCTGCTTCTTTGGCGCTAGCAAAATTAAAACCTTCACTAATGCTGGTTGCTACGGATTTGCCAAAATCTGCAAATGCTTCTTGCGCGTCGGTTAATTGGTCTTTTGCGTCCTCTAGGGCGTTAGTTAGTTTGTCGCTAATAACGTCGTAAAGTTCGTTAATTGCTTTAGACGCGCCACCTGTTTTTACTTCTGTGTCTTTAAGGCTTTTGTTAAATTCGTGTGCTGCGTCAACGCCTCGAATGTGTGCGGCTGTTGATCGCTTCAAATTTTCGTTGTATGCGCCAGTAGCCTTGTCTACTTCTACGACATTAGAAGCAATGTTTACTAATCTGTAAACAAATACCGCAAAAACGGACGATGCTTTTAAGGCTTCCTCGGCAATCATGCCCAAGCCCTTGCCAATAACGTTAAAGGTCTTAGGGTTTCTGCGTACCCAATCGCTAATGTTTAACAACGATTGCGTAAAGTCTTCCATTAACGGCAACAATTTTTGACCTAGTTGCGCTTGTATGTTTGCAAATTCGGCGCTTAACGTACGTTGGCTGTTTGCTAGCCCGTCGCTGGTTCGTAAAAAGTCGCCTTGGGCGTCGGTTGTTTGTTTATAAATTGCGGATTGCGCGGCCAAAATTTTTTGTTGTGCCGTCAACGCACCCTTGCCGTCATAAATGCCAAGGTTTAACGCCTCTTGTTTAAGGGTTGCGTCATTTAGCAAAACACCAAAACGGCGCAAAGGTTCGGCCTCGCCACGTAATGCCGCGCCAATAGCCTGTACGGCTTCCTCGGGGCTTGTGTTATTAAACGACGCTAGATCGGTTGCTAGTGCCGTAAAGTCGTTGCTGAACGTGGCTAGGTCTTGCCCACCTAACCCGGCTGCTTTACCAAACGTGCCAAACGCCCCAGCAGCGTCCAAAACCGATTGCTTTGATTGACCAAGGTTACGGGCCGCGCTTGCTGCAAACTTTTCTACCTCGCTAGCACCTTTGCCAAAAATAACGTTTACTTTTGACATGCTTTCTTGCAAGTTTGACGCCGCGGTAATTGCTGGGCCAATAACGCTCTTTACCGTGGCAAATGCAATAGACAAACCGCCAGCAGCGCCAGCAACGGCTTGCGCGCTAGTACCAAACTTTTTTAGTTGTTTGTCGGCAGCCTGAATACCAGTATTAACAAACGACGTAATAATCGGTATGTTAATTGCCATTATTTGACCCTCTGCTTAAGTTGCGTGTTTGTGCGTTTTTCAACGTCGGTAATAACCGATTGTATGTCTTGTTGCACGGCGTCGCGGTTTTTGGTTACGGCCTTGTCAATTACACGCGGTTGGTTGCCTTCCTCTTTTGTAAGGTTCGCAACGAATAGGCTGCTGACGTTTCGCCCGGCATGGTCATAGATTACGCCCGCTGGGTCGGTTGATTGCACCACCATAAGCCGGTAAGGCTTTGCACCAAAAACCACTTGTTCGGTGTAACCGCCACGGTTAAAATCTACGTAGCGTTCACGGCTGGGGCGTACACCTACTTTAATTTTGTAACCTTTTTGTACCTGATCGGTTCGCCAACTGGTTTCACGGCCGCGCACTAAATTGCCTCGAGCCATGCCCGACAATGGGGCGCCGTTGCCTTTGCTGTTGTCGTAATGCGCCACCATGCTGCGGGCTTCGCTAAGGATTATTTCGCCACTTCGCTTAATGCGGGTAGTTATCTTGCGGCGGTAGGACGGGTCTATTTTGTTTAATAGCGCCAAGGTTTCTTGAATACCTTTTACCTGTAAAACTGGTTGCGCCATGGGTTACCTTTTGTTTCTATCCCCCAAAACTTTAGCCACCGTTGCTAAGTCTTGCGCGTCAAATACTTGCGAATACCAATGCGGCGCCCACCCTGTTGCAACTAACAGTTCGGCTAATTGCCGGCGGTAGGTGCCGCTTGGGTAGGGTTTGGGGCCTCTTGCGCGGTTACCTCAATGTTGGTTACCTGTTTGCAATACGTGTCGAATTCTGACGGCACAACAATTTTTGCTTGCTTGCTTGCTTCCCAAGCCAAAAACAACAAATCCTCAACGCCAATACCGTTTGCCATGTCGGCCGCTTTGCGTTTAAAACGACGTTCCCATAGCACAATGGTAAAAAGGTTTGTACTTACTTGGTACGTGCCTTCGTGGTTGGTTACTTCAAGTGTTAATTGCATGTGTGCCTTCTTTCGTGTCGGGCCGATTGTTCGGCGCTAATTATGCAACGCTGTAAGTGCCACCAACAAACGTAATGTCAATGGTAGAAAGTTCGCCCAATGCGGCGTTTACAACTGGCATTTCAAGCAACGCGCAATTGGTTAGGGTAAAGAGTTCCCCTGCGGCGTCAACTACAACGGTGATGTTGCTATTGCCAACAAGTGCGGCCAACGTTGCGTAGGTCTCGCTTGCTGCGTAGGACTGGTAAAGGGTAAGGGTAACTTCGTGGTTGCCCAATCCTGCTTGGTACTGGCGCGACGTCTGACCGAAAGTCGTGTTTTCCAACTGGTCAAAACGGTGCGTAAATACGGCAGCGGTGCATTGGTCTGTAAGCGAAACGCTGTTAACCGAAACGCCCGGGGTTGCGAGGTAGGTACTGGTAGCCATGGTGTTTAACTCTCTTTCGTTGCTTTCTTATTTTTAGCACTTTTTTTACGTGCGGGTGTGGATACTTCGTCGGGTTGCTCGTCGTTTACTTCGGCAATAAAACCGCCCCACAAAAGGGCAGGTACGTTCGTGCCCGGCTTCGGTTCGTACTCTGTGCCAACCTCACCTATTCGAGGGCTTTTAATGATGTAATACATGTAACCGCCTTAGGACGTTTGGGCTTGCATTTCAATTGTGAGATCATACGCGGCTAATTCGCTACCGCCGATTATGGCAATAGTTGGGCGGCCGTTCGTTACCGCCACGTTTTTGCCTAATACTTTTGCGGCCATGTTCATTAGCGAACGTTGCGCGTCAAGGTTGCCGGGGCCAAGGGTGATTAGGCGCACGGGAAACGTTATTTTTACAATGTTGTAGTTAAATGCTTCAAACGACGGGGCGTCAATAAAAGCGCATGGGGGCACAATGTTGCGCGGGTCGTTGACCACTTGCAAGCCTGTAACGGTCTGTAACGTGGCTGTAAGGTCGTCTAAGGCCTCGTTGAATAGGTCGGTGTATGCAACGGGCATTAAAACACCGCGGGCCTGTCAATGCCCAATAGTTGCTTAATCATCGGGCTAAGGCCCATAGACCCGCCAGCGGCCAAACCGTCAAACCCTGCAAAGTCGGTTACTGCACCGCGTTGACGGTACAAAAAGCCGGCATAAGCCACCGTGCCCAAGGTTACTGACGCGTTAGGTGACGTTGTAAGGCTGTCTTTGTACCCTGCTTCAAGCCTTCGGCGGTAGCAAAATTCGTTGGCAGCCAAACGGCATTGGGTAATAAACGTTTGATCGGCTGCCGTTGCTGTTCCTATTCCTAACCAATCCTCAATTTGACTATCGGCGGTTATCCACGTGCAAGTCGGTGTTGTTGTAAGGGTGCCAGTAGCCGGGCTAATAATTACGTTGTCGGCGGTCTTAGCAAACAACACTTGGTGCTGGATTGGTTGCTCGGGGTCATACAAAAAAAACCCGTACTCGTCAACGCCAATAAACCGAAACGGTGGTAGCGCGTGGACTGTGTAAGAACCGTTAAAGGTTGCGTCGACACCCGCAAGGGTAAACGACTGGCCAACCTCTAACGGGTCTGCGTTGGTAAGTAGTACGACAACCGCGTAGTTGTCAACTATGTACTTTTGTGAGACCGAATAGACGGCCATGACGGCCTACCTTTCGGAAATTATGACTTAAGAAGTTTTACGAACTTGGTTGCGTCTGCCATGAACGCGGCTGCGTAGCCACGGAAAGCAATCGTTCGGCCAAGTGTGCTTGGTACGTCAATTGAGATCGCGCCCTTTTGCTGTTCGTAGAATTCGAAGCCTGCTGCTGCGCCTGCTGCATGTCCTACGACACCTTGCAAAGCGCCCGAACCGGTACCGCCAGCCATGTTCTTGTCAACAACAAGAACGAGACCCAATGGGTTGCCGTTCCATGATGTTGCAGCCGAATTGCCAAACGCGTTCTGACCAATGAGGTTTGGTGCGCCAACGTATGGGAATACTGGCTGGCCCGTTGACGTGGTGAGCATGCCCAATTTCGCCCATGTGATCGGACTGACGAAATAGTGGGTTGGCAAGTAGTTGCTGCTGTTGCTGATTTGGTATGCAGCGCCGTAGATCGCTTCAATGAAGTCGGCTGGCGATGACAAGTCAACAACGGTTTCGGATTGTGAAACACCGCTAACCATGGTGTCAACTGCGTAGTTGTCCGTGGCCTGTCCGTAGGCAATTGCCAACTGATTGATGACGATGTTGAGCGAATTTGGGTCTGTCCAGTCGAGGTCTTGTTCCGACAAAGTGACGTACGTTCCAAAAGTCAATTTTGAAATGTCGTTGTTTGTAACGGTGACGGTTGACGGGTCAAGCGCTGTCAACTGGCCTGTTGGTTGCTGGGTTACTACTGGCCTTGTCCCGATTTTTGGACGACGGAATGTCGCACCACTCTGTGGCATGGCACGTGTACCAATTGCCGACACAAAAGGGCGCACAGGGTTTAGCGAGTCGTAGACGCTACCGGTGATGATCTCTGGCAAAATACCGGGGGTTGACTCGGTGTTAATGTCCGGTGCTACGCCCGGTGCTGCTTGCACCATTGCGCTGTTGATGTTTGCGTTAAGTTGTGCAAAGTCTGCACCACCACGCACAAATGAAGCGATGTATTCGCTAGGTGACGGCAAACGCAACTTGCGAGCCTGTGCGTAAATTGGTTGCACGGCTGACGCTTCAATTACTGCTGGTGCTTCTACTTCGTTTGACATTTCGGTTACTTCCTTTTCTTGGTCTTGTTCTTTATTTAACTCTACTTCGGGTTCGTTTTGGTGGATACTGGCAGCGACGCGCTCAACCTTGGCGGCCTCAAATGCGCCATAGGGCAGTAGCGACAATTCTTGCCAGTCAGCCTTGCTAACAATCATGGTGCCGGCTTCGTCAAAACTAAATTCGACTGGTTGCACCCCGACGGAAAGGCTGTCTAAAACGCCGTCTTTTGCTAGTTGTAAACTTTCGTTGCCTAGCACGGTTTCACTTATTTTGGCTTCAAACATTACAAAGTTGCCTACTTCGGTGCGTTCCGTGACTACGCCGATCGGCTGGGTGCTGTCGTGGTAAAGGTACATTTTTGGCTTTTTACCTTCAAGCGGTAGCGAACCGGGCAAAAACCTAACCATTTGGCCGTCAGAAACTACGGCGTCAACGTTGTATTCGAGTGCGACGCCAGCAAGGGTGCGACGTGGCAGCGCGTCACCTTTTGCGGCGTCTAAATTTAATTCTTGTGGGGTTAACCTAAGCATTTGCTTGCCTCATTTCCTCGGGCGTTTCCTCGACGTAAACCTCGGTGTTGTATTCGTTTGCTAAATAACTTTCAATGTCAAACATAACACCGGTGCCACGCGGTAGGACGTTATCCGCGCTAAGTGTTTCTTGTATGCAATCTATGTACGGTTTCACGCCAAACGTGTATAGGTCGCGTGACGCTTCGCTACTTGAAACGTAACTGTAATTTCCAATGCTGACCGAAACGAGGTACGCGGGGACATTGGCCAAACGAGCGATCTCTTTCGACTGGTATTCGGCTGCGTCAATTAAAAGCATTTTGTCGGGTGTTGCGGTGTTTGGGATTACTTCTACAAATTCGTTTACCGCGCACGTCGCTGAATTTAAACGCGCATGGTCGTAGGCTGCTGCCATGTCACTAAGTTCTTGGGCCGACATGGGTTCACCACCCACCTGCCGCAAGGTCGTGGCTGGCATGGTACTAAGGCTGTTGCGGTTACGGGCCTGCTCTAATTTAAGCGCGGTGTTAATTGACGTGTAACCGGTGTAAATCAAACCTTGTACCGGTGACATAAATTGAATTACGTCTTTGTAGTCAATTGGTAAACCGTTAAACAAAATTTGTTTTGACGGGCCGAACCTGACCGACGACTGCTGATCCTGCAAAGTAATCATTGCGGCGGGTAGACGCGTAAAGTTCATTGGAAAGCCGTCGCTACTACGTTCCGTGACAAACCAGTAGGCCGAACCGTAAAATAGCAAGTCGTCAAAAGTCCAAGACAAAATAAAGTTGTTTGTTACGCCTTTGTCAATGCGACGCAACCAACTACGCGGCGCCTCGGGTACGCGTTCCATTTCGTCGCCGTTCCACATTTCTTTGTACATAACCAACGGCAAACAACCAATGACGCTTGCCATGAGATCGCGGGCACGGCTTAGCGTTGGTACTTGCATAAAACGGGCGCGTTGGTCGCCTTCGACATAGGCATAAAAGTTGTTAATTTGTGACGCGCCAGCGTTGCCACCGGCAGCGGCTTTAACTGTTTTTGCTGGTTCGGGTTTGCTTGTAAAAATGCCCATGTTTTTAGTTTGTCACAATCTGCTGGTTTTTGGTGGCACTAGCCAGCGCCGACAATCCCCGACGGAAAGCGAGCCAACTAGTGCCAAAACAACTTTACTGTAAACCGCTAACGATTACGGGTTTGCCAATTAGTTGTGGACGTGACGCCAGCGCGGCCGCCCAAATCATGCAACGACACGCTTCGATTGGCCCGGGTGAACGTGTGCTTGACACCGCAACGCTGCCTTGGTGTTTGATTAAAACGGCGCGGTTTACATGACTGTTTAACAAATTTTCGTTGTTGTGGGTTATGCGGTTTTCTAAGATCATGGCCCTAACCGCGCTAGTCCATTTCAACAATTCTTTGTACCCAACTATTGTGCGCCGGCGTTCGTGTTGTGGTGGGCAATGGTTTTCTAACGCTGGGACTATGGCCAGCCGTAAGTTTGGGTTTAGCGCTATTTCGGTTTCTACCTTGGCCCATAATTCGGCAATGGTTTTAGCAACAAACGCTATTTTTACATGGGTTTTGTTGCCTACTTGTACGGCGCGCACGGCGGTATATGTGCTTTCGTCTACGGCTATTTCAATTGCTAACACCCCGCCCGGTGGCGCTGGTTGGTCGGTTGCTAATGCCTCGAATACGCCCGGTTCTAACCATGCTGTTGTGCTGGCCTGCCATAGGTTTACCGACGCACGTAGAAATGCTATGCGGTTAGGGCTTTCGGCTTCGGAATGAATTGTTTTTAAATCAAGTGTGTGCCCTAGCGCGGGGTTTGCGTAAGCCCATGCTTCGGGTGTCATTGGGTCAATTGGTGGCGGGCTGTATTCCGCAAAGTAAAGGCTGGTTTGTTCACCGCTGTCAATTGCGCGTAAGCCTTGGTCTCGCCAGCGAAGCATGGCCGTAGATTCTTGCGTCCCCGCTGTTGACGTCATAAGAAAACTAGGGTTCTTTTTTGCGCGTTGGCTAGGTAATAAACCTTCGTCAATTGCGGCTTGGCTAATGTCAAATACTTCGTCGGCAATGATGAGATCACATGAGTAACCGTGACCCGCTGCCGGTGTCGCCGCTCGAACATGCCACGTTGACCCGTCGGGCATAATAAGTTTTTGCCGGCCATATGACCAACTAATTTCGGCGCCAAACCGATCTTTTAAAATTGGGGCAAGGTATGTAAAGAAAGCGGTTGCAAGGTCAAGTTTGTGCGCGGTACTAATCACCGTTACTGGCTTCCCTCTTTCCTTGCCTTGAGTTGCTAGAAACCAGCCAAGGTAAGCAGCGTTCATAGTTGTCTTACCATTTTGACGCGCAACCGAAACCAAGTTAACCCGGTGCAACCAATCCCCGTTTGCTTCTTTTGCCGTAATTCCATGCAAAACATGTAGTTGCCACGGCATTAAATCCACGTCCAACACCTCTTTAGCAAAGTACCCAATTTCGGTTGCAGCCGATTGGTGACCGCTGTGAGTGGTCGTTTCCAATCTCGGCCGGTCGTGACCAGTTCGGGCCAGTCCGTCGTTATTGGGGAATATACGAAATATGTCT